CCGTCACCAATCGTCGAAGCGGCAGCCACCATTGTGGCATAATCCACAAAGGGCCCATGGGTGCTTGAGATCTGCGCTCGTACCCCGGCGTTCCGGGGTGCGATAGTGTACCGGCCGATGGCGTTTTCAGCATAGCCGACCACGTTGTAGGGGTTGGCGAAAATGCGATTGGCCTCGCGCGCCGCCGTAAATGTGGTGCAGTAAAGCTTTGCCGCTTCGCGCAGATTCCGATTGCGCTGGTGCTGTGTAACCGAGCCCACGAGCGAACGAGCCTCGCCGTCCTGCCCGAACTCAGGTTGGTGTGGCGGGAACCAAATATGGGTGTTGATGATCGCGCCCGGGTTGGCGGTGTTCCACGTCGCAATCGAGGCGATCATCCGTTCGATAAGCGCCACGCACCCGACCGCCGCGGTCGCGGCAGCGGCATCGGTTGTTGCGCTCGCCACGCTCCAGAACGGGTCACCAATGACGATGTCGGTCGGAGCTACGCCGGCTAAATATGTATTGACGTAGTATGCAATATCGAAGTCAAGTGTTGATGGATTATAGAACTTATCGCCGACCGTGAAATAGATACCGATCGGTTGCCCCGATCGCCCCTCGTTTAGGTTAGGCGCAGAGCCCACCGTACCAACATTCACGACGTTCATGCCAGTAGCAGCGCCGCCTGGGTTGATTGATGTGTCGGAGACCAACTGCAGCATATGAATGTTGAGCCCGGCATTCTGTGCCAGCGACGAGCCGAGGACAAGCAGACGACGAGTAATACCGGCGTTCGCCGTGTTTGTCGCAGTCTTGATGGAAATCGTCTTGGTGGCGTATAGCGTAGAGCCGACAGACGCCTTCAGCGTTAGCGTTTTGGTACCGGCCGAAGTTTCGACAATACGTACACCTTCCTCGAACTGCCCGCTTTGGTTGGACGGATAGCTACCCGCCCAAGTATAGTTGGCCTCGAAGTTGGTGCGCGATGGCGGGCGATGCTGCATGCCGAACCAATAGAGCCACGTCTCCATACCCACGACGTTCCAAATGCGCTGGGGCACAGCCAGGAGATCGGGTACCTGATCGAGATATTGGCTCAACGCACCAGCGAAGGTCGAAGAAGGGGTGACCGCCTTAGTGACAGGGCTCGCGGCAAGCAGGAGGGTGGGCGCGAGGTTACGCGTTGACCCGACCGAACCGAAGGCCGCCGTCACATCACCGAAAAGGGCGCTGGCGATGCGATAGCCGGCGAAGTCGGGGTCGCCGTTCGTCATGTCCGCGTAAGTGACGGCCATGTTCGTAGCGAGTTCGCCCGATTGCGTAATACCGATGAACGCAACGGACCACAGATCTGAGATGTCCGTTGCCAGCACCGTCCTAGGCACCCTCGGAATGGACGTTCCGTCCCATTCGAATAGCTGGATAGGTTCAACGCCGGCGCTCCCGCTGGTCGGATCGGTGTCGATCCAACCCCACGCGATGATGCGGCCCATGTTGGAGCACTCGATGTTGCTTGGCCCAGCGCCATACGTACCGTCGGCGCAGGTGCGCACGACCGCGAGGATACGGGCTGGGCCGGTCGTGGCAGAGCCCCCCCAAGTCCACGCCATTGAAACGCAGTTAAAGCCGCCCGAGGGGAAAGCAGTAGCCAGGTAGTTTCCCGCATAGCTGCCGAACGCGGCAACATTGCTACCGTAGTTTAGCGTTATACCCGCTATCGCCTTGGTAATTGCACTGGCATAGGTCGTTCGCCGCATGGTAACATTGTTGGTCGGCGAAGTTGGGCTGCCCAATTCGAGCATGGCAGTGCGGCTGGCAGCGTCTGGCAGGGCGAGGCGCTGCACCGGCTTGGCAAGTGCGGTGCCCTTAACGATCTGGAAAGAGGCAAGACCATAGTTGGGAAAGCCAGCCCACAGCGTCCACTGAAGGCGGAGGGCTGCAGCACCTGCCGGGACGGTCAGATTGCCTGAGTTGTACGTCCGCCACATGGTACTCATTGGCGCGCCTGCGCTCAGCGAGACGACAGGGAAGTTGCCGCCGCCAACATCTCCACCGCCGGCGTTCAGCCAAGTGCCCGTGCACCACTGCCCAGCGGTAACCGCCGAGCCCGCCGCGACGAAACCCGCCTCGATCGCGATCTGGATGACATCCCCCGAAACAAATCCAAGCCTTTCGAGGGAAAGACGCATTTCGGGCACCGCAACGTTGACGCCGCCGAGACGCGTTAACACCTTAGTGTTGAGATACGGCGAGCCAGCCGGAGGATCGGTTAGGCCAACCCAGCCGGCGCCATAGATGAGATACGGGCTGTCTGCCCTGCTCCCGCCGAACCCGGAAGGATCTGACGCACCCACACCTACAATGGTGTTCACGAAGAACGGATCGGGGAAATAATTCTTGGACCCGGCAGCGCTCACCAACTCATTGACGATGACGGTGGTTGGCAGCGAGGCGACCGTCGTCTGCGCAGCCGGTACGCCAGCAGTATTGACAATCCGGTCCAGCGAGCGCCCGTCTGCCGACGTCGCCCAATAGGATTGACCGACCGCGGAATAGAGACCGCCGGCTAGCGTGACGGTGCCAGTCCCGCCGTTGGCTAAGACAACGGTCGGCATGGTTGGCATGCTGGACCCAATATAGAGGCCGCCAAATAGCAGTCGCACGTTGGTCGCCGCGCCGCCGACCACGTCGTAGAGAATCTGCGGATTGTACGTCAGCGTGCCGCCAGCGAAGGTTGCCACGTTGTTGACGCTGTTCGTCCCGCCCGAACCGCCAGTGAAGCTAAAAGAGATTGCACCCTTGGGGATGTTGCCGCCAACGTGCGCAGTGTTCGGAAACACGCCGAGCGTCACCGCCGCCGCGACAACGGCGTTGACCGCCGGCAGGTTATTTGCCACCGCGTCGAGATTCGCGAGATCATTCGCGACAGCAATCAACGCGACGTGATCGGTCGCGACCTGTGTCACGTCGCCCGAAATCGCCGCCACCGCCGATACGTTGGTCGCATTCGATGCCACCGCGTTGATATTCGTCGCGTTGCCGGCCACCGCGTTGACATTGGCAGCGTTCCCGGCAACAGCGTTAATGGCCGTCAGGTCACCCGCCACCGCGCCGACCGCACCGATCGAACCACTGACCGCATCGACATCGGTTATATTCGTAGCGACGGTTCCGATGGTGTTCGTACCCGACAAGTTCTCCGCGACGCTGTCGATTGAACCAATATTGTCAGCGAGTAGCGTTATCTCCTCGCTTACCCCCGCCAAAGTCTCCAGCGCATTCGCGGAGATATCGAAAACCGCCGGTGTGGCGCCCCCGTCGACCGCGCCGAACCCGAGCAATTTGTCCGCGCGCCTGGCCACCGAAGGTAACGTCATGTCAGCGACGTCGCCGCTTGGCGCTTTAACCGCGCGCGCTCCCTGATCGCGTGTCACCAGCGCACGCACGGTCTGCCGCCGGTTAATCGTGTTGACCGTAGCGAGGTTATACGCGCCTTCGTTCTCGAACGTGCTGTCCTGCAGATAGTCTGGGCTCGAGCGCAGCACGATCTGCGCGCCGCTGGCCGGCGGGCTGGCGAAGGTCACCGTGCCGCCGACATCGGCCAGCGTGACGGTGAAGCCTGCCGATTGCGTCACACCGTCCAGCTCAACCACTACCTCGGCCGGTGTGATGGCGGTGAAGGTGAACGCGAACGCGGTCTGCGCGCCGTTGCCGATGAATGGGCCGCTCTCGATATCCGGACTGATCGCCACGCGCACTGCCTCCTTTGCGAATGGCAGCGGAATAAGCGGCATGACGATTCGGTTGAATCAGGACGAACGGGGTGAGAGCATTTCTTCGCCCGGCGGCGGAGGCGACCCACTCGTGTGTCGCGACGGAAAGATTCGTGACCGGCACTGACGCGCTCGGATGGGCACGCGGGATGGTACGCTTCTCATATTCCTTCACATCTCACCGTGTCGCGCCGGTCGCGAGCACCGTCCAGCGGTGCCGGGCAGCCCGGCGTGAATCGCTACGGGCTGAACATCGTCGCGTTGAAAGCGGTGAAGCGACACAGCCAAGGATCGCGAAATAGGTGCCAGCACCGAGTCCCGTTGTCGCATCGTGCTGCGGCTGACGAGGAACCCACTGATGACGAAGAAAATATCACCCGCGAGCATGCCGAAATCTACCCGGTCACCGCCCGAGCGGCTTTGAGTAAAGGCGCCGATACCGCGATTGACGATATAGCTATCCTAAAAGATCACCGCACTTCCGGCCAGCGCATCCAGGCGAAACCGCATCGTTCCTTTCATTAACGAGCGCTGGCGGTGCGTTAGACCGGCTCCCTGATCTTTTGTGCATTCACCCCCACTTCGGCCCGCCCTGCTTCGCCTTGCCAAGGTCCGGCGTCCCGTCGCCGCCAAACTTCGACGCCGCGCCCAGCGCGCTGCCCAATCCGCTGAAGATGCCCTGCATCAGCGCCCCGCTTGCCTTGGCGCGGCTGGCGGCGGCCTGGCTGCGAGAGTTCCACCCGTCGATGTCATAACCGTGCGTGCGCTGATATCCGGCCTTGTATATCTGGCCGATATCCTCGGCCCCGGTCATCGAGGTGTCGCGTTGCACATCGGCCGGCGAGCCGAAGTTCAGATCGACACCGTTCGCCGCCATCGCCGCCTGCTGCTTGCCCTGCGTGTCGGCGAGCTGGCGATAGCGGCGTTGCGCCTCGAGATTGGTGTCATCGATCGAATCGCGCGCCTGATCACTTGCGAGGCGGCTGTTCTGGTCGTCGACCTGCGCCTGATAGCGATATTGCTGGGACTGGCCGATGCCGTTGAGCACCTGGCCGGTGGCGGTCACCGCCGCGGCGGCGACGGCGAGCACGGGCGGGCACATCAGTGCCGCTCCGCGTGGAAGAGTTTGAATGCGATAGTACCGATCATCGTCGTCTCCATGTCGAGAGTGAAGCCCCAGCGCCGCAACACGCGGATCGCGCGGATATTGTCCGCCGCCACCAGGTTAGAAAGCCGCGGCGTCGAAGCGAACATCGCGGATAGAAAGCGCGGCCCGCGCCGCAGCATGGCGCGCGGATGGGCGTAGACCGCGTCGCTCCCGAGCATCCACGGCCTGCCCTCCCCGCCCAGCGCGCTGGTCACGACCAGCCCGAACATCGCCTCCGCCCGACCGTCGACCAGCGCGGTCCATGCCGGCGACGACAAGGCGAGGCCGGCGCGCAACGCCTGCTTCGCGCTGTGCCCCAGCGCAGCGCATTCGACCCGGTCGGCGGAGCGCATGCGGGTGGCGATCGGGCCGATATGGGTGTGACTGGCCGGAAGGATAGAGACCTTTCGCCGTGCCGGGAGGAAAGCCGGCGCGCTCACTCCGACACCGACGGATCCAGATACACGCCGGTTACCGTCATCGGCACCGGGTCGTCAGAGCATATGACGACCCGCGCCCCACCATTGATCGCGGGCCGCAGCCAGGTTCCCAGCAACCCGTTCTTCAGCGCATTGGGTGCGTCTGGCGCCTCATTGGAACGCGCGCGCAGCGGCTCCAGACTGGCGTCGTCCGGCCCGGCCTTCAGCCCACGACTGTCGATCACGCGTATCACCGCTTTGGCCTGGGTCTGCGGCTTGGCGACGGTCCACCCCTGCTGGGCCTGGGTGGCGAGCGGCAGGGTTTCGATCGTGGCGCTGAACGGCAGGCCTGCGCAGGCCCTGGTCGCGTCGAACGACAGCGTCACTATGCCGCCGTTCACCACCAGTCCCGACACGACATTGCCGTCGGCCAGCGCCGAGACCGTCCGCCCCTCGAGATGGTCGAGGTTGCGCAGGATCCGCGCCGGCGGGTCGAACAGGTACGATACCGCGCTGTCGAGGAAACAACTGTCCTCGACCTCATCCCAGCGCGCCGCGGCCATGCGCTCGATCAACAATTTGTCCCCGCGCCGCACGGTCAGGTACAGCCGGTCCTCGGATCCTTCCGACACAACGCAGACGCTCTCGACCAGGCCGTCGGTCTCGCAGATCGTCCAGCCCCACACCTGTTGCTCCTGTTCCCAGGTGAAGCACAGCAACTTGCCGTCGCTGCGTGCGGCCCAGATCAGCGAGCGCGGTTCCTGCGCATAGGCCCAGGAAACGATGTCGAACCCGCGGAACAGATGCGGCGAGAAGATCGTCACGTCGTTGCTGTCGATACTGTCTGTCTGGAACTGATAGCCGAGCGTGCGCACCCCGTTGCCGACGCTCGTCTGATAAAAGCACACACTGTCAACGACGAGCGGGGACAGGCGCGAGGCTCCGCGCCCGTTCTGCCGGCGCACGGCAAAATCCGTCGCCGAGATATAGCCAGCCTGGCCACCCTCGATCTTGAAGATCGCGTCGCTGGACAGTGCGAGCAGGTTGTTCATCGACACCAGCTGGTTGACTGCGTTGACCCGTCCCGCGACCAGCGCGAACGAAAACGCGTCCGACGCCTTGATTGGCCGCGACAGATCCATGTTCTCGAACATCCCCGAGCGCGAGCCCCACAAGGCATTGGGATGATTGATGGTACGGCCCCACAGCAATCGCTGCTCGAAGAACGTCACGGTAGAGGGATAATTGCGGACGTCGCGCGCAACCAGATTGGCGCTGGGCACGGTCTGGGTTGGCGTGACGTTATAGGCGCCGGTGCCGCCGTCCGGGCCGCTCACCTGCTCGACGATCACCGTCCCGGCCGCGACACCGTCCCCGAACACCGTCTTGCCCGCCGCGAGCCCGCCGCTGGCGATCGCCGTCACGGTCATTACCGTGCCGGCGATCGACGCGGTGAAGTCGCATTCCAGGTCGTCGAACGGATTGTCGCCGACGGGCGGGCCATCGGCGTAATCGGGGCCGATATTATCGTCGACGAAGGACGGTGTCGTCGTCTGGCCAATATAGCCGAATTCCTGCGTATTGTCGGCCTTGTAGATGCGGTAGCGCGTGGCGCCGGCCGCCGGGGTCCATGCAAGGCTGTTGACGTTCCTTTTCAGCGTCAGGTCGTTCAACGCGACGGCGCTGTTCGACGCACGGCTTTCCTGTCCGCTCACGTCGTCGACGGCGGTCACGACATAGGTCGCGGGCTGTTCGAAATAGGAATCGCCGCTGACGACCGAGTTGTTCCTGATGCGCGTCGCGCTCAGCCCCGACACCGCGGCGAGCGTCGGGCCATAGGAAACCCGGGCGAAGGTCCAATTGGCATGGTCGGCGCGCGTCAGCTTGGTCGGCGCATGATTCAGATGCGCGAGATACATGACGTTGGCCGATTGCTCGAAATCGACTTCAGCCAGTTCGCCACCGTTGAACGGCGATCCGACGCGGTAAATGCGGGCGATACTCATTCGTCGGGCATCCTCTCCTTGATGTTGTGCGACAGCACGCCGGCCGAGACATAGGTGTGGGCATCGGCCACCGTGATCCTGGCGACCCATGCCTTTCCGTCGGGGACGCCCAGGTCGCGCATCCGGACCCAGCCGCCTCTATCGAACCAGAACCGGTGATCGCCGGTCGCACGAGGAACGCCGTCGGCGATCAGCACCGGTTGCCAGGCGAAAGAGACCGCTTCGACCGGATAGTCGCCCCATTCCAGCGTCGTTTCGTGCCGCGTGCGCAACATCATCCCGACTTCGAGGAAGCGCGCCTCGATCTCGCGGCCATCGGCCAGCAGAATCGGCGTGTCGTCGGCAACGCAGAAATTGCCGCCGCCGCCACCGCCGCCGGTCGGGGGTGGCGGCGGGGGTGGCGAGGGCGGCGGCACGGGTGGTGGCACCGGCGGTGCCGGCGGCGAACCGGCGCGCGTCGTGCCGCCGGCGTCGCCAGTGAACGCGCCGAACCCGCTCGAATCCACATCGACCTCGAAATGGTCGGTGTCCGGCGCGCTCAGCACACGGCCGATCCGTCCGTTCAGTTCGACCATGCCTTCGACGCCATCGAAATAGACCTGATCACCGGCATCATAGTCGTGATACGCGGCCTCGATCATCGTCGTCGCGCCGGGCACGATGTCGGCGATGGTCAGCTGTTCTTCGAGGATCAGCCCGCCGCTTGCAGCTGGGCGCATATAACCCTGCCCCATCTCGAGAACATAAGTCTGCGTCAACGAGAACTGGAACGGCATCAGCCGCACGCCCTGGTCGGCATAGACCTCGGCGACCAGGCGCGTACCCGGCCGCTTCGTCACGCCGCCATATTTGAGCAGAATGACGTTATCGGCACGTCGCAGGCCGCTGGCATAGGCCGCGACGTCGATCCGTGCGACCAGTTCGTCGGAGATGACGCCCTTGGAGAAATTGGGCTGGCCGGTACGCAACGCCATCAGCGCACCCAGCGGCCGAGGGCCGCCCCCAGCCGGACCAAAGCGACCGCATCCTGCCCGACGGCATCGCGCTCGGGCTGGCGGTTGCGATCCTCGGCAACGGCGCGCTGGAAGGCGATCTCGGCCTGTTGCAGCATCTGCCCTTTGATCTCGCGGCTGTCGCGGATCGGTACCGCCAGCCGGGCAGCCAACGCATAGGCCAGCGCGTCGACGAACAAGCCGGTCATCTCGCTATCGGTCACATCGCTCGCGGCATATTCCAGCACCGCGTCGCCGAGCGACGTGTAGAGCGTGCGGTTCTCGACGATGAAGTCGGCGGCGCACCCGTCCGTCGCGACGAGTCGCAGCGGCGTCGCGCAATCCGCCGGCAGAACATAGGCATGCCCCCATTCCGCCGCGCGGTCATTGGTCGCCAGTTCCGCCAGTGTCGCGCGGCGATTGGCAAAGGCCCAGTCATGCCGTTCGAGCAGTATCCGCAGGCTCTGCGGATAATAGCGAGCGCATTCGCGCGCCTCGATGCTGTCCTCGGCGATGTCGACGATCGGTGCCGCGCGAAGCTCGCCCAGCGCCAGGTTGCAAGTGGTGATGCTGATGGTCATGCCGCGGAATTACCCGCGCTGGCACAACGGTTGAATCACGCCCTGCTTGACAGGTACGGAACCCTGACCCTTGATGAAGGATTGTCATCGCTTCGTCACACAGGATCGCTGCCCGTGCCCATCGCCCCCGCCAACGGCGTCGAGCTCTATTATGAAGAGACCGGTAACCCGGCCGACCCTGTGATCCTTCTCGTCATGGGGCTTGGCACGCAGCTGATCGCCTGGCCGGACCCCTTCGTCGAGGGGCTGGCGGCGCGCGGCTTTCGCGTCATCGCCTTCGACAATCGCGACATCGGCTTGTCGACGCACCTACACGGCGCGCCGGCGGTCAACCCGGTCTGGGCGATGCTGGCAAGCCGCTTCGGCCTGCGCTTCCCGCTGGCCTATCGCCTTAACGACATGGCGGCGGATGCGGTCGGGCTGCTCGACGCCTTGGGAATCGAGCAGGCGCACGTCGTCGGCGCGTCGATGGGCGGCATGATCGCACAACGCGTCGCTGCCGGCTGGCCCGATCGCGTGCTCAGCCTCACTTCGGTGATGTCGTCGAGCGGTGCACCCGGCCTGCCCGGACCGCCACCGGCGCTGCGCAAGCTGTTGATGGCCAGCCGCCCGGCCCGGCCGACCCGCTGCGAGGCGGTCGCGGCCGGCATAGAAGTGCTGGCGGCGATTTCGTATCCTGACGCGGCGCGTCCGGCGGACGCCTATGAAGTGATGGCTGGCCGCGCGTTCGATCGCAGCTACGATCCGATCGGCGCACGGCGCCAGTTGCTGGCGATTCTGGCCGACCGCGATCGCGCCAGGACCCTTGCCGCGATCACCGCGCCGACATTGGTGATCCATGGCGCCGCCGACCCGCTCGTCCCGTTGGCCAATGGCGTCGACACGGCGCGCCGTATCGCCGGCGCGCGGATCGAGGTCATCGAGGCCATGGCGCACGATATGCCGCCGTCGCAGGTCGACACGATGGTCGACCTGATCGCGGCTCACGCTGGTGGCGTGAGCACTATCAGCCAAGCCGCCTAGCAATCCAAAATAAAAGGAAATGTGGGGGAACGGGCAGGAGTGCGCCCGTTCCCCCACCGGCACCGGTCAGCGCGCCGCGCGCGACCTGACCGGGCCTTCCGCCGCCACCCAGGCCACGCCGCGTGGCGCGATGGTGGTGAAGCGCGCACCTGTCGGATGGAGTACGCCGTCGACATAGACGTCGTGCGGCGCGGTCCAGCTTCGCGCGGTGCCCGCTGCGACCGGTTCAGCCATTGGTCTGCACGCCCGCGGCAATACCGGCAGTGACCTTGCCGGTCGTCGGCGTCGTGCCGGCCAGCGTATATTTCAGCCGAACATAACGCTCCGCCGTGCCGACCGGCAGCGCGTCGGGCAGCAGATGCCGCGCCCCCGCCTGCAGATCCGCAAGCGCATAGGTCGGCGAGGTGAACACCGTCGTCGCGGACGAGAAGCCGGCATTGTCGTCGGTCTCGACCGTCACGGTGATCGACGTCAGATTGTTGAAATTCTCGACGACGCGGATCGCGATCGGCACCGTCGCGCCCTTGCCGACGTCGCGGGTGATCGCCGCCGCCGCGCCGAACACCGTGCCAGGCTGGCCGAGATCGATGACGTTGGTCGAGGCCGCCGTCGCGGTGACCGCCTGGGCGGCCGAGAACAGGGTGGTTGCATCCAGAATCATGATCTTATCTCCGATTAGCTGACGAGGCTTTCCGCATTGATGAGCGCATCGGTCTCGCGGATCGGGATGCCGCGGTACGACATCACCTCCTTGCCCTCGAGTTCCATTGGCGTGAGCCGCACGAAGCTGTCGACCGCGCCCTTGTTGGTGGCGAGCGCGTCGAGCGCCTCGAGCATGTCGCGATTCATGTAGATCACCGTGCGGCCGACCGCCGGCACATCCTTCATCTTCGGCGCACGACGGGCCTGCAGCTTGTAATAGGCCTTGCGCATGAACTTGTAGAGATCGACCGTGCCGGCCGCGACATCGCTGACATCGATATTCGCGATCCGCGCGTTGAAGCGCCAGTCGCGCACCGCGACGCCGACATGCTGCCGGAACAGCTCCTCCTTGACGTAATAGACCGCATTATTGCCATCGAGCGTGCGCTGCTCGCCCTTGTCCTCGCGGGTGACGCCGGCCTTGGTGCCCTTGGGATGCAGCAGCGTGGTATAGGCATCGCCATGCGTGACGAACCAGACGGAGGTGTTGTCAGACCCCGCGCCGCCGGCATTGACGATCTGGTTGCCGGCACCGCCGCCACCGATCTTGCCGTAGCGCGCCGCCAGCCCCTTGAAGCGTTCGGGCGTGGTCGCGGTGTCGTGGTAGAAGAAGCCCTTCTGCACCTCCTGCGCCATCGCCTCGAGATAACCGCGAGCCTCGTTCAGCCGGACCGCCGCCGGGTTGGGCGAGATGTCGAGCAAACGAGTGTCGACGGTCGACAAGCCCTCGACGAAGCCGGTCGTGTCGTCGACCTGCTGGGTGGTCGATTTGGACTGGGGGATGCCCTGATAGAGCATGCCCCAGGTCACGGTCGGCAGGCCGGTGCGGATCATGTGGCGGTGGAACGTGCCCATGTTGCATTCGGCGGTGACCGCGTCTTCCATCAGCGGGTTGAGCTGCCGCAGCACCTCGACCACTTCGCCGAGCTGGGCCTCCTGCCCGCCGGCTGATTTGTACATGTCGATGAGATTGAGGAACGTGTTGCCGATCGTGGCCATGGCTTACTGCCCTTCCTTGGGGTGATCATGGGGGTAGAGCGTTTCCGCTCGGTCGCGCCGGGTGCGCGGGATGCCACCACCGAGGACGAAATCATTGTCCTCCGAGACAGCCTTGCCGACCTTGACGAAGGCTCGGATCATGTCGGGGTGGTTGCCCAGCCCGCTCTCGTCGAGCAGGTTGCGGAACGCCGATCCCTTGGCGAAGCCGAGCCGGTCGAGCGCCGAGGCGGCGGTGGCGATGGTGTCGCCCCACTTCGCCCCGCCGATCTCCGGGTCGGCACGCGCGGCATCGAGCCACGCCTTGCGCTCGGCCTGGACATGGCTGAGCAGCTGTCGGTTGGCCTGGTCCTGCACGCGTTGCGCGAACTGCGCCGCGACGGGCATCAGCTTGTTGGCGGCGGCATTCGACAGGCCCAGCTCACGGAACACCGGCGTCGCCTCGGCGATCGCCCCGGCATCGAGCGCCAGGCCCTCGGGCGAGGTCAGCGCATAGGCCTCAGGCACGCCGTCATCGTCGAAACTGCCGCCGGGCACCCCGCCTTCGTCGCCCAGCGCGGTCGGCGAGAAGGCATCGAAATCGTCGGAGAACCCAGCGTCGCTGGCGGGCTCCCCGGCATCAGCCGGCGGTGGCTCCGTCATCGTCGCCGAGTTCGGCATAGGTATCAAATCGTCGGTCACTTGTTTTCTCCTTGATCGCCGTTTGCGCCGCTTCGCCGAGCGTTTGAATCAAGCTGAGCACCGGCACGCCACCGGGCACCTGCGCCGGCTGCATCGCCTCGAAGGCGTGCAGCAGTTCCAATGCCAGGCTGCGTCGTCCGGCGAGGAACAGGTGCCGCCCATCGGCCTGGTTGGCGGCAGGATCGAACACGCCTGCCGTGCGGATCACCGCGAACAGCAGCCGCCGGAACGCCGGATTTTCGATCAGGGTGGTGGCGTCGGCACGGTCGATCATGCCACCGGATTAACGGGCTGGCCGGTTTGTTGAATCAAGCTGTCAGCCCGCGCCCGGCATTCCGCCGCCGCCGAGCATCCCCGACTTCTGCGCCGCCTCGCTCAACAGGCGGGCGGCATCGGCGCCGCGCTGCATCGGCTGCGCCATGGAGGCCATCTTCTCCATCTGCTGTTCCTGATTGCGCTTGTCGCGTAGCGCCTGCGCATCCTTGACCGAGCGGATGATCTTGGGCGGCGCACCGGCGCGATCGGCATAATCGTCGATCACCGCGTCGATATCGAGCCGGTCGCTGGCTTCGGGGAATTGCGCCGCGAGACTGCCGACGAACGACACCGTGCGCTCGATCTGGCCGAGGCCGACCATGCGCTGCATCTGCGCCAGGATCGACACGAAATCGACCTTCACCGGTACGCCCTGCAAATGCGCCGGCGCCGGCGGGAGCATCCGCTTGCGCGCCATGATGCCGAAAGTCCGGTCGATCGCCACCTGCAACTTCTCCGCATTGACGCGCTCGATCACCGGGCCAAGCTGGGTCAGCTTCTCCTCGTTGCGGCTGGCGATTTCCTCGATGTTGCGCGGCTGGATGCCCTGCATGTTGGTGATCGCCATGAACAGATCGGCATAGGTCAGCCGGTCGACCGCCTCGGAGCAGCGCTGTACGTCATCCATGATCGCGCCGATCGCCGCCGGGTTGATCTGGTACGGCACGACCACATGCTGCGCGTCGACCTGGCTGGCGGTCACGACATTGCCCGCCTCGCCAGTCAGCTTGACGCTGGCCGGCACGATCTTCTCGGGTTTGACCAGGAATGCCGTCGCCTGAGTCTTGCGCCGGGTCTGCAACTGCAGCTCACGCATGTCGGGCAGGACATCGAATCCCGGCCCCGTGCCATAGGTATCGCCGCCGACCGTATCCCAGCGCGGCGCCCAGAAGGGCTGCTCGTCATAGCCTTCGGCGCGCAGCACACGCGTCGCGTCGCCGTCATTCTCGTCCCAATAGACCGATCGCCACGCCTTGCCGCGGGCGTTCAGCGCGCCGGGCGCCTGCTCGTCATTGGGCTCGATCGCGTGCAGCACCGGCACCTGATCGTCATAGCGTCCGCTATCATACGCGGTGCGCACGAAGCTTGAGACATGCTCCAGCCCGAACGAGCTGACCGCTTGCATCACGCTCATCGGCGTGCGGCGATAGAGCGTGTCGGCGACCGAGGCGTTGGACAGCGCGATCCAATATTCGCCCGCGGTCAGCGCATGGCACACCGCGCCGGCGCGCGGATGATCGACCATCACGCACGCCTCGGTGCCGAACATGCCCATCTCGGCATAACCGGATTTCACCGCGCCATAGAAATTGGTCCCGGCAAGGAAGCCGTACATGCGCCGCTCGACCTCGGCGAGCCACGCCTTGACCTCGGTGTCGTCGGCCAGGTCGGTGTCGTACGGCGCCAGCCGGAACCACGGCCGCGACGGCGACGAAAGCCCGCTGGTCATGCCGCCGGTCAGCGTGCGGAAACTCAAGATGCCGTGACTGTTGAAGATCGCCTTGTTGACGCGGCGGAAATTGCGGTTCTGTTCGCTGTTGAGGAAGCGCGAGCGCGACGGCTGGGCATATTGCGCGATCTCGCGCCACTCCGCCTCATAGGGTTGGCGCAGCGTCTTGAGCGCCGACAACCGCCGGTCGCATCGCTCCTTGAGCGTGGGCTGGATCATGACCTCAGCCTCCCAATGTCGTGGTGGTCGGCGCGCTGCCCAGGCCGAGCGCGCCGGTATAGGCAGTCGCCATCAGCGCGCGGCGGCGACGGATATCGTCATCGACCCGCGGTGCCGTGGCGCCGCCATCGGGAAGTTTCAGGGACTGACGCTCGGGCAGCGTCTGCGGTTTGGGGGGTGAGGGCATGCACATGGGTGCAGCGATAAGGCGGATCGGCGGACGGTTGAATCAGGCTGGCGATTCGCCGGCTCAAAGGCGCGGCCCAATTTTTGCCTATCGTCGTCAGCGCGAGGACAAAAAGAGCCAGACCCGGGCATTCTCGCCGACCGGCAGCACTGCCACTTCGACGCGGTAGCCGTCAGGAAAACCACTGCCAGTCTCTGCTCGATGGGATTTGGCATCCGGCCAACCTTGCTGCCCTGCATGGATGAGGACACCGGAGTCACCGCCCGCGACGACCTTGTCCTTCAACATCGCACTGGCAAATGCCCGCGCATCGGTCAGCGGCGCTTCGAAGCTGATCGTCTGCGTATGCTCCATATACCAGTCTTCATAGACCTTGGTGCCGTGCACCGATGCCGGAAGTTTCTTGCCAGGAAAGACCAGGGGAAGCTCGCGCGCTTCGTCGTCGGGCAGATAGCCATTTCTCAATACCGTGCACCCACCGAGCATAGCCAGCAAACACGACCCGGAAATCGCGGCCAACAAGAGCTTGGCGTGAAATGTCATCGATCGCCCTTCTTGCATGTCATGCTAAATCTCGGCAGTGGCACGTCACTGGTCAAGCGCATTTATGGCAGTGGCAGCGCCATTCGGGCTGGATCAACGCCACGCCATATATGCCGTGGGTACCGCATTTCGCCCTTAACCTCATATTCTCGCGCCAAACCCACTTGGTGGAGCCGCGCCATCTCCTCATCATCGATACCGAAATAACCGACACGCGCCTGTTTGTTCGGGTCCCAATTATATTTGTCGTAGACATACAGCTTGGCGTCGATGGAGATATCAACCTTGCCATTCGCCGCAGGCACCACATGGACCACCGCCGCATTCACGAAATCAAATTGATGTAGGGTATAGTACCAGTCACCCCCTTTGGCGGAAGCGGCATTCCATCGTCCGGGAATGACGATCTTGATTGCCTGCCCTCGATAATTTTGCCTGATGGCCTGTGACGCGACAGCAAGGACGCTCCGCCGATAGTCCTCATCATTGCGGTCACTGAAGTCTGGTATCTCCTTCAACATAATTCTTGGGTCAACATGCATATCCGTCCCGGAGTTGTCGAGGAAATGCCCAAGAAAGTCAGCGGCGTGGCGATACCCAAAAAACCTGCCTTTGCGAACCAGGCCCTGTTTATCGCGATAATTGTCGTCATCATCGCTGTTTCTAGTGTTTCGCGCCGCACCCCATTCGTCCGTCCCATCAGAGAAAGGGCGGGGATTTGGTTTGGGCATGTGAGGAATATCATCGTGCTGAATCGCGCCGCTCTTGGCGCCAGCTTCTGACGGCAACGGTGTGATGCCACCTTTGATTGCAGCGTGGGCAACGTCGTTCAACGGCGCGCCCTCGCCGATCGGGCTATTCACAATCCAACTCGGCGTGCCCGTTGACGGCGATACCGAAAAAGTTGTGCTGGTTGCGACATTCGGTCCTGCGGCAACCGCCGGCAAGGTGCGACCTTGCGACAACGACAATGGCGCTCGAGGGTCGTTCCCCGACGCCGCTTGCGGGAATGACGATATCACAGCCGTCGGCGCTAAAGCGCGCGCACCTGATGGTGTCGAGAACATGCTGCCAACGGACAGTTCAGGTGGCACGATCGTATCGGTTGCGCTGGCGCCTGGCATCGGATTCCCACCAGCAGCCATTTGCGCTTTGAGTTGGGGTGTACACATGGCGCACCTTCTGCCGCCATTCGCGGCACGGTTGAATCACGCCGTCACGTCATCCGCCCAACGCATAGCGCCGACAATGTTCCAGATACGCCGCCTCATGCCCGCTCGCGAGGTCGACCACGCTCTCCCACAGCCATGACGGCGCATCGAGCGCGGCGTGGCCGCGTGCCGTCAACGCGCGATGCCATTCCTTGCGCGCCGCCTTGTCCATCTGCCGGGCATGCGCACGCCCGACGACGAAGGCGAGATATTGCGCCGCCGTCACGGCTTCCGCCCGGGTGAACTGCGCCACCTCCAGCTTGAGGTCCTGCGGCGCCAGTTCGCGGATGAACACCGATCGCCGCGCCAGCGTCGCCGCCACCATCCGCTCGCCGAGATGCGGCGACAGCGCCCGCGCGCCCGCCATCACCCGCTCCGCCGGGCGGCGCGGCATCTTCGCACCGCGCGCGACGGGGGCCACCGACTCCACCGCCTGCTTCACGTCGATCAGGCCATATTCGTCGCGCCCCTTGGCGCCCTCGATCGCGAAGATCGCGGCATAACGCAGCAGCCCGAGCGAGCTGCACCCCTTCATCCAATAAGCCGCGTCGACCAGCCGCACCGGCCGGTCCTCGTCCTTGTGCCCGATCGACAGGATCAGCCGCTTGAGCTCGGGGTCGTCGAACAGCGCCTCGATACCGCGCCGCTCCTTCGCGTCGAGCGGCCAGAAGCGCTTGCCCAGCGGCAATGTCGGCGCCGGGTCATCGATCCGCTCGCGGGCCAGATGCCGCCAGCGCCGCCCGAGCGCACGCCGCCGCACTGTGCGCACCGCCTCTGGCTCCGGCCCCGGATCGTCATCGGCCGGGTCGTCGAGCGCGCGGGCATAGCCGGCCACCATCGCCTCGACCATGCGCGCGGTGACCACGCCCGGCAGGTCCGACCCGCGCGCCGCCGTCGCCAGCGACAGGCCGAGCCGGATCAGATCATGCGCCGGGTTGCCGATCACGCACTGGTCGAGATCGCGGATCTGGATATCGACCCGCCCCTCGCCATCCGACAGCGGGCCGAGATTGCCGAGATGGCAGTCGCCACAGATCCACACCGCCGGCCCGACCGGCACATGCTTCGAAGCAGGCGAAGCGGCGAGCATCGCATAGAATTGCGCCGTATTGCCGCGCACGAAGGCATGCGCCGACCGCGCCATCTTGTGCGCGCGCTTCGCAGCGAGCAACCGCCCGCGCTCGGCGGGCGCAACATGCTTCATCTGATTCCGCCGGTGATGGCTATGCCCGGCCACGGATGAAGTGCAGCACGATCATGATCACTGCCAGTACGAGCAAGATATGAATCAACCCACCGGCGACGTGGAACGCCAGGAACCCCAGCAACCACAACACCACCAGCACTGCAGCGATCAATCCGAGCATCGTCCGTCTCCTGTTTGGCGCCGCTCCCGGATCGGCC